AATTAAAAAGGCCCAAGTAGGTCACGTTATTATTTCTATCGCTAAATCCCTACAGCAGAAAGAAATGAATTTAGCGACAATAGCAATTACCAAATCAAGAATTGGTAAAGATGGTATTGTATTTGAAAATTGCAAATTCGATAACGAAATGATAGAAATTGATACGGATAGTAGTGTAACCTTCTTAGGTATGGAAGAACAAAAAGAAGAGAAAAACAAAGTACGTATTCAAGAACTACTACAAAAGAGAAAACAAAGGGAAAGTACAATATAAAATTTTTTAAAAACAAAAGTAAATGGACAATCTAATCGATAGTGTCACTAAAGACATTCGTTATGTTATAAAAAGAAGTGGAGATAAAGTAGTTTTTAAATCTGAAAAGATTGAAATGGCGATTTTAAACGCCATGAAAAGTATTAATAAAGTAAATGAGGAAATGGTTGAAAAAGTTGCCAGACTCACAACAAAAGGTCTTTTTAGAGGAAATAAAGATAGGGTACCTAACGTGGATGAGATTCACGATATGGTTGAAAATAAATTAATGGATAACGGATTAAACGATGTTGCTAAAGAATACATTATTTATCGTTCTAAGAATCAACCTAACATATTTTCAAAAAGAATTAATCTTAAACCTTACGAGTACCCAAACTTAAATGAGTATGTAGATGCAATTAGACACTCATATTGGGTACATACTGAATTTAATTATACGTCTGATATTCAAGATTATAAGGTACATTTAAATGAAAAAGAAAAGTCTGCAGTTGAACGAGCGATGTTAGCAATTTCACAAATTGAAGTTGCGGTGAAATCATTTTGGGGTGACATTTATAAGAGAATGCCAAAACCTGAGATTGGTAATGTAGGTGCGACATTTGCGGAGTCAGAAGTAAGACATGCAGATGCTTACTCACATTTAATTCAATTGTTAGGTCTTAATAATGAATTTGAAAATTTATTAGAGGTACCTCAAGTAAGAAGAAGAATTAAATACTTAGAGAAGGCTATCTCAAACTCTAAGTCTGTTGACGATAAAGAATATTTCGAATCAATAGTTTTATTTTCTATGTTTGTTGAAAATGTATCATTGTTTTCGCAATTTTTAGTTATTATGTCTTTTAATAAACATAAAAATAAATTAAAAGGTATTAGTAATGCTGTTGAAGCAACATCTAAAGAAGAAAACATTCACGCTGAGTTTGGTTTTGAGTTAGTAAACTTAATTAAAAAAGAAAACCCATCTTGGTGGACACCACAATTAGTGGAGGATTTGATTATTTCAACTAAAGAAGCTTATGAAGCTGAAACAGAAGTGGTTAATTGGATTTTTGAGAAAGGGGATTTAGATTTTCTTACTAAAGAACAAACTATGGAGTTTATTAAACACAGATTCAACGTATCATTAAATTCCATTGGGGTTGATAGTATTTTTGAAATTAATCAAACCTTATTGGAAACCACAGAATGGTTTGACGATGAAATTTTAACAACAAAACATACTGATTTTTTTAATAAAAGAAGTATTAACTACAGTAAAAAACAAAAATCAATAACATCTAACGATTTATTTTAAAAAAAAATAATAACAAAATAAAAATATGAAAAATAGAAAACCTTTTAATTGGATTAATGAAGAATCGATAACGTTTCTTCGTAGAGGTTATTTAAGTGAAGGTGAGGAACCTTTAGAGAGAATAAAAACAATAGCGGAACACGCAGAAAAACTTTTAAATAAAGAAGGTTTTGCCGATAAATTTTATGACTACATGAGTAAAGGATGGTATTCATTATCGTCGCCAGTGTGGGCAAACTTTGGTAAAGAAAGAGGGTTACCTGTTAGTTGCTTTGGTTCTAATGTAAGTGATAATATTGAATCAATTCTTTTTACTCAATCTGAAGTTGGTGAGATGAGTAAAATGGGTGGCGGTACATCAGGTTACTTTGGTAATCTTCGTGGTCGTGGAGCTAAAATAACCGATAATGGACATGCTCCTGGTGCTGTTCACTTCATGAATCTTTTTCAGAGTGTGGTAGATAATATCTCACAAGGGGCGACACGTAGGGGTCGTTTCTCACCTTACTTACCTGTTGAACATCCAGATATTATGGAGTTCTTAGAGATAGGTACTGAAGGGGCGTCTATTCAAGATTTAACACATGCGGTTACAGTAACCGATAAGTTTATGGAAGAAATGATAGCGGGTGATGATGAGAAAAGAAAGGTGTGGGCGAAAATAATACAAAGACGAGGTGAGATTGGTTACCCATATATTATGTTTCACGACACAATGAATAATAACGCACCTGACGTTTATCGTGATAAAGGGGCTAAAATTTACAACTCTAACCTTTGTTCTGAAATTGCGTTACACAATTCAGACGATGAATCATTTGTTTGTGTTTTATCATCCATGAATGTACTTCATTATGATGAATGGAAAGATACTGATGCAGTTGAGACTATGGTTTATTTCTTAGATGCCGTAGTGACCGACTACTGTAATAAGTTAGAAGAACTAAGAGATAATGGTACTAGAGAAGGTAGACTGGCTTTCTTCTATATGGAAAAAGCTTACAATTTTGCTAAAAGACAAAGAGCACTTGGATTAGGTGTGTTGGGTTGGCATTCACTACTTCAATCGAAAGGGTTACCATTTGACACAAAAGAAACTGCAAAATTAAACGTTGAGGTGTTTAAAACTATTAAAGATAAGTCATATGAAGCGTCTGAAAAACTTGCTGAAATATTTGGAGAACCTGAATATCTAAAAGGTTATGGGAGAAGAAATGTGACACTTAATGCTGTTGCACCTACAACATCTTCCGCATTTATTCTTGGTCAAGTCTCACAATCTATTGAACCAATATGGTCAAATTGTTATGTAAAAGATGTCGCTAAGATGAAAGTAACAATTAAAAATCCTGTACTTAAAGAATTATTAAGTACGATGGGTAAGGACAATAAAGAAGTTTGGGATAGTATAAAAAGAGCTGATGGTTCAGTACAACACTTAGAAATCTTGACTGATGACCAAAAAGATGTATTTAGAACATTTGCGGAAATCAATCAATCGTCTATTATTAATCAAGCAGCAATTAGACAAGACTATATTGACCAATCACAGTCATTAAATTTAATGGTTTCACCTGAGATGCCGACTAAAGACGTTAATAAACTACTTATTGACTCATGGAAATTAGGCGTAAAGACACTATATTATCAACATTCGATGAACTCAGCACAAGCATTCGCAAGAAAAAAATTGAATCTTAATGATTTACAATGTGTTGCGTGTGAAGGTTAAACGATAAAATAATGGTTTATATTAGAAAAAGGTTGGATTCGTCTAACCTTTTTTCTTTTATATTTAGATAAAATAATCTGTGATTATATTTATGAAATATGGCAGACGGTAAAACATACGGAGTATTTTTCCCATTTAGAGATAGTTTACAGGGGGACTACCTTAGATTGACTCGTTCTTCGGACGAAGAAATTAGGGCAGATTTACTGCATTTGATATTAACTAGAAAGGGAAGTAGGTATTATTTACCTGATTTTGGTACACGTATTTACGAATTTATTTTTGAACCAATGGATGGTCCGACATTTGACGCTATCAAGGCAGACGTTAGACAAGCAGTCGATAAATATATACCTAACTTACAAATAAACGACATATCAATAAAACCCTATCTTGAAGCCGAACCTTTACCAGGTGAAATAAATTACGATGAATTAGGGGGTCAAATATATAGAGTGGCTGGACAAGGTACTGAAGAGTACACTGCCAAGCTAAGAATTGACTATACTATTGTTAATGGTACATTTTCATCTAAAGATTTCGTTATAATTAATATTTAATAGTATATGGCTAACCGTAAGATATCGTACACAGACAGAGATTTTCAATCCCTAAGACAGGAATTGATAAATTATACCCAACAGTATTACCCTGAATTGATTGGTAATTTTAATGATGCATCAATCTATTCGGTGTTTATGGATTTAAATGCGGCTATCGGAGATAACCTACATTACCATATGGACCGTAGTATACAGGAGACGGTTCTTCAGTATGCACAACAAAAGTCGTCACTTTATAATATAGCCAGAACTTACGGTTTAAAAATACCGGGTAATCGACCGTCAATAGCATTGGTGGACGTATCAATTACAGTTCCTGCCTTAGGTGACCAAGAAGACGAAAGGTATTTAGGTACTATGAGAGCTGGTTCACAATTTATTGGTGGAGGTCAAGTATTTGAAAATCCTAACGACATTGAGTTTAGTACACAATATAACAGTGAGGGATATCCTAATCGTACTAAAACCCCAAACTTTGATGCTAATAACCGTTTAATTAATTACACCATGACTAAAAGAGAAGTTGTGGTAAATGGTTTAACTAAAACTTTTAAAAAGGTTATTAATAATAATGACGTTCGACCATTCTTTGAGTTTTTCTTACCTGAAAAAAATGTTATAAGTATAACTTCGTTAATACAAAAAGATGGGGTTAATTATCAATCACCACCAACATATGATGAGTTTATTGATTCACCAGGTAAGTGGTATGAGGTTGACGCTTTAGCTGAAGCTAAAATATTTGTGGAGGACCCAACTAAACCCGCTGACCAACCAGGTATTAAAGTTGGAAGGTATATTGAAACTGAAACTAGATTTGTATCTGAATACACTCCCGAAGGTTACTGTAAAATAAATTTTGGTGGTGGTACTACAACACCTGAGGAGCAACTACAAGAATTTACGAGAACGGGGATTCCACTAAGGATTCAGGATTATCAAAATAATATTGGATTAGGTGTAACAGTTAGGGCCAATACGACTTTATTTGTACAATATAGGATTGGTGGTGGTAAGGCGTCTAATGTTGGTGTTGACGTAATAACTCAATTTGGGACGACATATTTTGATGTAAACGGACCATCAAGTACAATTAGTCAAAATGTGATTGAAAGTTTAAGGGTAAATAAT